CGCGTGACACAGCGCACCAACCGTCTACGAATTTTATCGATCCGGCGATGGAATTATAATTCGACATCGCCGATCCGAACGTATCCATGACGGGGTTTGATCCGATACCGAAAGCTCCGAACAGAGCTTCTGCAATCGTGCCGCCAAGACCGCCGCCAGATTTTCCGCCGAACGACATCTGAAACATGCTGTCGATGATCGAACCGAAAACGTCCATGACCTTCGACCTGAAACTATCCAGAACGCTTTCACCGCGCATGATCGACTTTGTAAAATCGGAGAACGTACTTGCAACGTCAGAGCGGAATTTTTCTTGATCTTTGATCAGTTCTTTATAAGCGTCTGTGACTTTATCGACGGATTCTTTAGCATCGTCTGCTTTTTTAGAGTTAAAAATCTCGCCCAGAATATCAGCAGACGTTCCGGCCTTGCGGCTGGTTGCGGCAATACGAACCTGTTCTAGCGCCTTTGTTTCAGCATTGGCGCGGGCCTTGTAAAGCTTATCTACAAGCGTATCCTCTGGATCGAATGCGTTTATTGTGTCATTGAGCTTACGCTCTGCGCCGCCAAGGATGGCGTCGAATTCCTTGCCCTCTTGCCCAAACCATTTTTGCGGATTGAGTATCTTGATTGTCTTTAAGCCTGCAACCTCGACGGCCTGCAAAGACACCTGCATTCCATGGAATGACCTGCGGGCGAATTCACCCATAACCGCTATACTGTCAATGATCTTTCTGACGACATCATCAACACTATTGAACGACGGAAGCGAATCCAGAACCGCTTGAGACATGACAGATATTGCCGGGGCGACTTCGACAGCAATCGCGTTTCCAATGCCTTGAACGACAGAGAACACGCGGGCCAATGCGTCGTTTGCTGCGCCGACTTTCTCGCTGTCGATATTCGATACGCTAAGATTGAATTTTTCCTGATACGCAGTGATTTCTTCCATCTTCGCGGAATAATCATCGAATACAATCATCAATTCTTTTGCATTGCGACCGAATATCTGTGACGCAACGCCCGCCCTTACAGTCGGGTTTTCAATCTCTGAAATAGCTTCGGCCAGTGCGCCGAATTGCTGGTCCGGAGACATATTTATCAGGGTATCGATCTCTAAACCAAGCGCCTGAATTGCAACCTTCTGCGCTTCTGTTCCTGTTGCTGCTGCAAAGAGATTGCGCTGCATGAGGCCAAGAGCGCCGGATAGATTGTTTGCAGACGTGCCGCTTTCATCGAAGACAAGTTTCATGGCCGCAAGCGACTTTGTGCTGATACCGACCTGATTGGCCAGATCAACATTCGCGTCTATGGATTTCATCTGCGCGCGCGCGAGGGCTATCGTGCCTGCAACTGCCGCTCCCCCAGCCAATGCCGTATATTTTGAGATTACTGCTGTCGCTTTTGTGACTGACTTCTCAAGTCCAGTCGTATCGCCTGTGAACTTGGCAACTAATTCCGCGATTGTGATTTTTGCCATGCGCGTTCTGCCTCTAACACTTCGTTCCACGTCACTCCGGTGGAATAGGTGCCATTGGCTATCGCTACTCCGTCCATTGCGAGTATGAACTCAGCGAGGGTCATCTCGCGGAATTGATCTGGTGTATATTTTAACACACCCAGCGCCAAACGATAATAGTTCTCTATCGGAAAGCGCCGGGATACTATTCCCCCTGTTCGGTATTTTTCCCTTCCTGCCCGCCTGTGATGCAGTAGGTTAGAAAGTCTATGTAAACAGGGATGAAGTTTACAAAGCCCGCCTCGAATACCGCCGTCCCGACTTGCTCACGGCTCAGGCGTGTATCCTTATTGCAGATAAGGCCAGTGTGGATCAGGCCGACAACGTCGTTAAAGCTGGTTTTCCCCTGCGTCGCGTCTTGAAGCTTTGTGATAATCGGGCCTTTGAATACGACACCCTCAAGGCGCTCGGTCGCTTCAAAGCTTGCCTTTAATGTTCGTTCTTGCCCGGCCAGATCGACGGTAAATAGCCCGCGAATATTCGTTACTTCAGTCATGGTTGTGTCTCCTTTATGTAACCGTACCATAAAAAAAGGGGGGCAAAAAGCCCCCCAGTTAACCCTAGCTTGGAAGATTAACTCGCTGGTGTAAATGTGACCGCGCCAGCCGATGCGAGGCTCAGTGAATATTGCTGTTCGCCCGCGTGTGCGCCGTCTTTCCTCAAACGAGGTAATGCGGAAAAGACCTGTATAGCTTCCGCCTGCGGTGCTATCTCCGGGGATAACGACTGTCAGATCAAGGTGAGTTCCGGCCATGGCTGCCGTGCGTACAGACGCGCATACCGCAGCGTCCTGAAGAACACCTGATCCCGAGACTGTCAGAGAACGGAGAATTTGACCGTCCAGCAATTGACGAATGCCAGCGTCATCCTTTGTCGTTACATCCACTTCCTGTTCATTGATCGTGATCGACGTATCGCGCAGCCCGGCGATTGTCGTATCGACAGAAGCGATATCCATTTTAATCAGCATCAAGCGCCCGTTATATGCCATGTTCTACTCTCCTATGACAATTCTGTACTGAGCGACGCCCTGCCACGTCTGCCCATCAGGGTCTTTGAAAACGGGGGCAAGTCCCGTAAATAGTATACTATCAACCGAGGCCGATGACAACGCGCTCGTATTGTTATGCAGAAGGGTATAAATGCGGGCGCGGATATTTCCGATTTCCTGCACGTTTGTCTTACGCGAGAAAATACTGAACTGCGCCGTATGTTCCATACCGTTTCCAGTTTTCGTGTCATATGGCGCTGACGAAACTGTCAGAACGACAAACGGAAACGTCGGGTTATCAGGCACGTCCGAATAAATCCGCTGTCCGACATACCCAGTAAGAGTACCATCGGCCTTTAGAACCGTCATGATCGACGCCATCAGGGGCAACAGGCTATCTGTCATATCTTCGCCCTCTTGAAATATTCCATAAGTTGCGCCACGGCTTTATCGTATGCATGCGTAAGCCACGGGCGCGGTAGCATTTTAACCGTGCCGAATTCCAAGAATAAGCCCCATGGAGCGCCTTTGCGACTGCCTACGTCATATCCGCCCTTGATCTTTTCAACCGTGATATTGCTTACCAGTGCGCCGCTGTCAGAGTTTGGTGGGTTGCCCGGAGCCGAGGCCGTATGCTGTATGCCCTTGCGCTCGTAAATCTTGCCCTTCGACAGGCGGGATAGGATCGACTGTTGCGCTAGTGACTGGGTTGTGATCGCACCATCAGCAAGCCATTTCTCAAGGCTTCCATCGGCCCGCTTTTTTAAAGCCTTGACCGCTTTCTCAAATTCCTTGCCGCCTTCAATCTCAACCCTCAACATCAGGCGCATTCTCCTCTAGGCTGATTTCCTGATATACGCGGCCTTCTGATTTCATGTCATTATCGAGGTTGCGTATGGCCTGCACGGCAAAAAGTCTATCGTCAAAACTCACGCGATAATCGCTTATATTAGCGATATTCTTCAGGCCAGACTGATACCGAATGACGGCCTTATGCGTAATGCGTGATTGTGTCGCCGATTGCGAAAACACCTCACGTCCTGAGTATGGCTGCATCGATGCCCAGTACGTCCCGACATTGGACCATGATACCGTGCGTCCGCCGTAGTCGTCCGTTGTTTCAACCGGGCGCTGGATAATAATCCTGTGCTTTGCGTCGGCTGACCAGTGATTGCATTTAGAAACCATAGCCGTCCATTGCCCTGTATCCGCTTAATATCGCCTTGCACGCGTCCGATATTTCACATACGCCACGGCATTCGTAAAGAGAAGACGCGTGCATCATGATCGCCTGCTTAATCGCAGCGGGGACGGTGCCGGAATTCGATCCATAACCGCATACCATGACGATCTCTACGGCTGCATAATCGCGCAGGCCAGTCGGCCATGTATATCCATCGTTCAAATACACGCGCCCGCCAGCGCCATCGAGGCGGTATGACGCGCTGGAAAACGTCGTTTGAGTGTTTGCCCGGTCTGTCGTTTTAATCGACGTAATAGACGATACAGGGCGATATGGTAGGTTGATACTATCGTTCTGCCCCAATACCGAAGCCTTGTGGCCTTCAAAGACGCCAGCCGCCATGCGTTCATCTTCGCCGCGCCCGAATCCATCCATGACGTAGGTTATTGTCGTATTGATAAAATACCGATTGCAGTATTTCTGAACCTGATCCGTTGCCGCTTCGATATACATATCCAGCATGCAGTCTTCATCATCACCGTCAACCTTGAGGTATTCCTTCAATTGACTGCGCGTTATGGGGAACGTAGTCGGGGCCGTTGTGACTGTCGCGGTCTTGCGATTGTATCTCATTTCTTCGGCCTTCCCTTGCCGCGCACGCCGGGGATTATATCGCGTGTCTCAAAAGCATCATGATAATCAGGCGCGTTTAATTCGACAACGCCCATGCTGACAAAAACTTCCATCAAATAATCAGATACGTCATAAGTCTTGCCCTTCATATAATGCTTTGCCTTTATGCCATCTTCACTAGCATATGTTGTTTGAAGCATTTTGACTTTATGGCGCATGTATCCTCCTGCTTACAGGGGCGGGAAACCATGACCTGAAACCCGCCCCTGAAGTTACGCAGAAACTATTAAGTCGCAGCGATATTGATAGCAATATCAGATGCAGGCGGATTAACCGCAGCACGTTGCAGAATGACAACGCCATTGATTGCAGCGTCTGTGCCAGACGTACCAGTTACGACAGCGCGAACATAACGCTTGCTACCGACATAACCGATAGAACCGACAGGCACGCCGTCATCTGTGTCAACCGTAACCGACAGGTCGGCTTCCAGACCTACCAAGTCAGCATCTGCAACCGCAGTAAATGCAACATCAGCAGTCGTATCGCTTTCTTGAATTTCAAAAGCGAAGCCAGCAGCAGCGCCTGCATCTGTAACTGTGCCAGTCACGAATGCAAATGTGCATGCCTCATATCCAGACAGATCAACGATATTGCCCTTAGATGGTGTTGTACCGCTAAGAGTAGCAACGATTGCTTTGGCAATCACTGTATTCGAACGCATATCAAACATATCTTATTCCTCATGTTTGTGTTGAAAGAGAAGGGCAGGGGAGATTAAGCCCCTGCCGTGATTAATTACGATGCAGCAATCTTGCCGATCTTGATCGCTTCATAGTTTGTTACGGCACCGCCGCTACGGATTGTAGCGTAGTACTTCACAAAGCCTTTTGAAGTGTACGGGTCGCGCAGGATATTCAGGCCGACACGATCAAGGATCGTATAACCGACACTGAAGTCACCGTATGCAAACGCCAGATTGCCCGCACCGATTGCAGCCATATCATCGGCATAAACAACCGGACGACCAAGCAACTGAAGCTGAGTATTGCCGTCTTTCAGCAATGTCGTGCTGAAGAAGTAATTATCAGCGCCCTTCAGTTTCAGAACTGCACCGTAAGATGCGCGTTTCATCAACCATGTGGCATTGCCTTGATATGGCTCTTTCAGGGATGCTTGCAGAGTGATCAGACCATCCGATGTTACCGCAGAAGCATCAAGCAAAGCGACTTGCTCGATCTTGTTGCGCTCATATGTACCAGCAGCAGCCCATGCAGAATGAGACATGAAGCCCTTAGGCTGACCGATACCAGAACCAGACACGAAAGCAGTGTTTTGCTTGCGGCTGAATTTGTCAGCGATCTTGCCTTGCAGCCAGCTTTCGACATCCACGAACGGATCTTCCAGCATCTCGGTTGTAACCTTCGGCTCTGCTTCGAGCTTATGGGCTACGATCTCGAGCAGACCGACTTCCGGCGTATCTGTCTCGCCACCGCTTGCGCCTTCACCTACCCAGCGTGCATCAGCTTCGTTGTCGTCGATAACCACTTGCAAAGACTTGCTTGCAGTTTGAACGACACGTGCGAGAGAACGCATTGGGGAAGTTTCAAACAAACGAGTGACCATGAAGTCAGCCATTTCAGGCATGACCAGATAGCCGCCGTCAGGGTTGTTATCCGTGGACATAGAACGGATTTCCAGACCTTCAGCCGTGTGCTTGAACTTCGTACCACGGATAGCGGATTCGCCGCCGCGCAGATACTCAGCAAAAGCAGCTTTGCTTTCTTTGACTTTCTCAGGGTCTGCTTTGGACTGACCGCCAGTCGCGTCGATACGGTTCATTGCAGCTTCCAGAGCTTTGGCCTTGCGGTCTTGCTCTTGCAGTTGCTCTGATGCCTTCGTTACTTGATCGGTGATTTTATCCAGCTTGGCATTGAACTCAGCGTTTTTCGCCTGTTCGCCTTTTACGCTTTCCAGCTCTGATTTAAGAGCTGTCAGACCTTCGTTAACTTGCGTTACAAGGGTTTTAACTTCGTTTTGTTCCGACATCTTGAGATACTCCTTTTAAGATGTTTAGCGTTTGTTTCAATTCAGAAATAACGCCATCATCCTCAGCAGCATCCCGCAGATCGGCTATGGCTTTGTACCCTTTAGACACGATTGTCTTAGCTTCGGTACGGCTATATCCTGCATCTCGCAGGAATTCTTCAAACTCGCGCTCAGATTTATGCGCGGCGGATTTCACTCCGGTGATATTAGCGGCCCTGTTTGCCGGGAATGTCACCATGGAAACCTCGATCAATTCAACGTCAAGCAAATGACGAATACCGTCTTTATCGTATTGGCTTTCGCGTGTATAGAAACCAATTGAAAGACCTTTAAGAGCACCTTGCTTTGCCAGCGCATAGGCTTCACGAGCTTTCTGCACTTCGAGATTGATCTCGCCCTCTAGCACAAGGCCCTTGTCATCTTCGTAAGCCTTTGTCCAAACGCCGATCACATCGCCGGATGAGTGTTGCAGCAGCATGGCGGGCAGACCATAAGTTTTAAGGGACTTGTCAAAAGCCCCCTTTTCAACACTCTCGCCATAGCTATCGACAACGCCAAAAACAGAACCATAGCCTTTGATCTTGCCAATCTTGCCATCGTCGCCATCTGCCTTGATCTCGGCAGAGAATGTCATAAACTTACGTTCAATAGTCATCTAAAAATCCTCTGAGTGATAATATTGTAACACCGTTTTTTCAAATTACAAATAATCCCTTTTTACTTGCCGTAACTCAACGCACCGACAATTGATCACGTTCTCAGGACTTCCAGACGGATCGCCCGGATAATCCAATTCCTCACCATCGACGATAAACGGCGCATCCATTCCGATATAATCACTATTCGCCATTGCCATATGCGCTTCACGGGTGCGCTCGTCAATTGTCGGTTGCCACTTCTTTTCCAGTGTCAGACCGTTCTCTGCGGCAATTGTCTCAGCCGTGTATCGGGATGCAAAAGCCGCTGCGTTATGTGTCTCGGTCCGGGCGATAGTATTGGCCCGCCATGCTGATAGTCCCTTTGCACGCAATCCGGCCTTGATAACCTCACTCTCAGGCTCGCCAGACGTGAACGCCGCCGTTACCAGCTTGTGCACGTCCGATGCCGTGACCTTTGCAGTACGCTTTACCCTCGCGCCGCCCTGAGTAGTGAACCACTGAAACAAAGCGCTTTCATGGATGCTATATTTAATCTCGCGCAAGTGTTCGGATTTAATGCCCGTGATAGTCGATGGTGCAGCTTTCACCGCGCTCGCCATGATGCGCCTGTAATTCTCTCGGTATATCGATTCGAGTTTCTGCGCGTGTTCTTGTTCAAGAGTATCAGACAGCTTACCCACGCGCTTGTAATATTCCATTTGCGCTTCGATAAAACGGTTTTTCTCTTTGCGAATAGCGGTGCGAAATCGCGGCATATGGCGCATGACCGCAATATCAAAACGCATGGCGCGTATGCGGTCACTTGTCTTACTCATAGTCAAACCTGTAAAACCATTTCACCGGTAACAACCGCGCCAAAAGGTAGCAAAGAATATGCGGGATGAATTTATGCCTGCGCGTTATCGTGATAAGAATATTACTAATTGCCATCGGAATAATCCTCTCTCACCATCGCTTTAATTTCATCAGGGCCGTACCCAAGCCGCTTTAAAAACTTTGCCGCCGCTTCTTCTTCTTCGTCCTCGGTATCATCCTCCGGAATGTCCTCTTGCTCCGGCATATCCGCATTATCATCATCGGCCTCGGTTGTGTCTTCTTCGCCAAGCGGCAACAGACCAGACGGGATCATCAGCGTATCTCCGCCTTCTACTTCCTCATATCCGATAGCCGTGCGGGCCTCGTTCACGGTCATCATGCCGGATGCGACTGCCTTCGCCATACGATCAAAACGCTTCTGTCTCAATCCCTCAAGGGCCGGGATGCTATCCATGTCATACACGAAAGTCAGTCCTTCGCCATACGCAGGCAATAGCCAGTTGCCGAACGCCTCAAGGAATTCATTCAACAGCGGAAGAACTGTATCCGTCCATAGACGTTCCTTCGCCTGCTCGAGATTATTGAATGTGCTGCTGTCATTGTCGATCAGCGGCAGCGGTACGCCGTAAGCACTTGCGACATACTTCGCCATCTCGCGCATGGTATTCAGGAAGTCCATATCGCGGGCGGTGTCGCTCATGCTTTCCCATTTCGCTTCCTCCGTGAGGATAGGAACTTCACCCGCATTACTCTTACCCTGAAGCGTTTCCTTAAACCATTCACGAACGACGCCGAGGGTGGCTTTGTCCGGCGTGCCCTTGAAATAAACGATACCGCTTGGACGTGCGCCGTTCTCAAGCAGGCTGTTATTCCAGCGCAGTCCTGAGTTATGCGTGTCAGCCGATAATGCGACATGCGCCATCGGCGGAAGTCCTAAGAACGCATTATCAGGGTTGTACGTCTTGAGCTGGAAAACCTGAGATTTCCCCGTCACCTGATCGACAGGGAATTCTTTTTTCTGGTTTCCTGAATTATAAACATACTTCGCAGTAAGTCCTATCGCGCCCGCGTGTACCTCTGTGTTCTTACTCGCCATAACCCAAAGCTCAGTCGGTTGCTTCGCGTCCGGGTACTTGATCAAAAACATATTGCCAGTGATCAAATATTCGATGAACGCATGGCGCAGGAATTGTGACCACCCTTCTGTCGGGTTTGGTTTCTTGAGAAGCTTCAATGCCGGATGTTCATCGATAGGCTCACCGTCTTTGTTGTGGACCTCGATATCAACCGAACCCAAAGCCGTGACGATCTCACGAATGGCACGATAGACGATGACGTTTTCTACATAGCCTTCCTTGAAATATTCCTTGAGATTTTTTTCTTTGACCTTGTACTTGTTCTCAAAAAGAACAGCCCCGCCTACCGGGTTTTCTTTCTTCTCGATCTTAGCCGCAATCCGGCGTTCGTTTCGCTTGCTGAAAAATTTCATAGGACTATAAAGCCTCCTGCGCCTGATCGTTTAATCATCGGCTCCAGCGCGTATCTGATAGCATCGATGCAGTGATTGTGCGCGTCTATTATATCAGGAAGGATATCACCTGAAAACCTATCAATTTTGTACCGATAAAGTCTGAACTCGTCAGCGGTTTTCACGCAGCGGCGGTGGATAACGACTTTCTCAAAACCACGAATGTACGCGATACCATCCTCGACGGATCCCTTGCCCTTGACGGCGGGGACGATGTTCAGGCCAGCACGCCGGACGTGCGATATCGTTTCAGGTCTGGCGTTATCTGCCCGGATCGTATGGGTATCTGCGCCGGGGATCGTCTTGAATGCCGCAGGGGTATCGGTTATCTCAAGGCCGATCTTGTAATATTCATAATCGATATATAGGCGTTCCCCATTAATCCAGCACCTGACCAGCGTTGTCGGGTCTTGAGAGAAGCCCCAGTCAGCGCCGTAATACGGGCCGTCCCATCCCTCTTGCGGTTCAAATTCATCCACCTGATATTTTCCATTAAAAATCTGCGCGTCCGATTTCGTGTTGTACTCGCCAAGCCAGACATGGCCGAACATGTCTGGATCGATGCGTTGATCAAGCTGCATTTCCTCGATCAGTTCTTTGGTAATAAATGGGTTTTGATCATAATTGATATGGGAAAGCAAAACCCCTTCGCCTTGCGCGTCTTGAAAAAACTTATCGACGGCGTCGGTAGGCTGGTCAGGGTTCCATGAAAACCATATCTCACTTCCGGGCGCACGGATTGTAGGACGCAGCAGGCGCAGTGACCGACTGGAGAGATTTTGCGCTTCCTCTACCCATGCGATTTTAAACCCCTCAAGGGACTTGATCGAATCGGCGGTATGGTCCTGCATCCCTTGGAATATGCAAACGCCCTTCCCGTTGCGCCTGAGTATCTCGGTTTTGTTGATATCGAAAAAGCGCCCGAGGTTGTACTGGTCGATTTTTTCCTCTACCAGCGCCTTGGCGGAATACTGGAGGGATTTCTGTATCTCACGAATACACACCGCTGGAAGGTCTTTATTCATGACCATGGCCTCGGTCAGAAGCTCGGCGAAAAAATGCGACTTACCCGATCCGCGCCCGCCCTTCAATCCTTTAAACCGATAATGCTGTAGATACGGCAATCCCCAGCGCGGGGTCGGCATGTCAATCAGCGTGTCTGTCATCGACAATCCTGCGGGTGATAATCACCTGTTCGCCGTCCGTTGGATCATCCCCCGCCGCCAGTTTTAAAATCGATGCCGCCGCCTGTGTCGATCCCTTGCCGCCTACCAGCTCCGCCGCCAGCGCCAGAACCGCCGCAGCCTTGAGGGTCTTCGCCATCTCCTGCTCGGTCCCGCCGCGCTCGATCAC